AAACATAACAGGAAGATCGTTACGGACCACCATCGCAAACACATATATTTCGGAGATATTCAAAGTCACATTGATTTTTATTAAATCTTTTTTTACTATTGCTATGACCTCAGGATCAAACATAATGTCAGAAAGCCTTTATCTAAATTATCCCGCTGCAGGGTTCGAGGTCAGTTTGGATAGTACAACAGACTAAAGCACTAGTCTTGCAATGTTAGTCATGGTCTTTCTAACGTCATTCAAGTTCTTCCTCCTAAGACTCCTAATTGTCTTTTGACCTAAACTATTGATTATAGTATCTGATCGTGAGAACTTCTTCACAAGCTTTTCCACATGCGCTAGAGGAGTTGCTACCCAAGCCCTATTAAGTAAGGGGACAGATATAACATCCGATGCTAGGAGTGAAATTGCTACGTTAGTTGCATGTTCTTTGATTTTTTCGTCGTACATCCTTGCTAGGAAAGTTCCAAATACAGTGTCGTTGACTTCGAGCTTATCTAATACCGCCTGCACCAGTCTACTTTCAACCAATGTTGGACTCATGGTATTGATTCTTGTTGGATCTCTGAGTATAGATAGTGGCTCACGCTTGACGACTGGCACTGTTAGCACCTTCTTAATACTTTCTCTGAGACCAGGAAACATTCTTGCTGCTCTGTTCAGGACCGATAAGCCTTCTACGGTCGAGTTGATTACAGCAGTGGTCATCATCCCTTGTATACTCTGAAGCCCTGTACCTCCCATCGACTTAGGTGTCACAATGTAGAGTGCTAATTGACTTATGGTTAGTTCCCCAAATTCCTTCCTTGCCATCCTGGAGACTGCTAGTAGACTGGCTCTAATGTAACGCATATAGGTTAGTGCCCATTTTGCTCCACCTTGCATAGCTCCTTGAGACGCTGCGAAGATTGAATCAAGCTCCTCTGGAAGGGTTCCGATAACTGAGTTATTAGCCGGCATAAGTTTCATTGCAGCTTTTATACCTTGTGGTACCTTAACACTTCTCAAGTAGAAATTGGCCAAGATCTCTCCTCCTTCCCTACTGATCACGACTTTCCTTTTGTGAATCTCCTGCCCTCCAGCTCTATAGATTCTCTGCATCAGCTCTACGAACTTGGTAGCGTTTATCTCCGCCTCTTCTCCTGTCCCGACTGCCTCGATCTTAACTGCCCCGTCATCAATGAAAACTACGAGATTACTTCTACCTGCTATCACTCCCTCCTGGATTGCTAACCTGCAAGTTGCAGCAAGCATATCTGCATGGAACATTGTACTCATTCTACCTCTAAAACCTTCCAAGTCCGCACCTTTGTTCATGTAGTCAATCAGTAAGCCATCCGTGGTGCTCACAATTCTGCTCCGTGTACCTAGATCTGCTAATGCTCTCAAGTCGTCATTTCCAAACACATCTGCCCAAAATTCATGGTACTCTCTTACCTGCTCGGGGCTGGACTTTGCGGACCACTTTGTCAAGTCGAACATGATGATGAACGTTGTTGTAACCACGTTAGAGCCCACTGACTTATTATGTGAATATGGATCCATAGCACTGTCCATCATGCTCTTTGAAACCGCATCTGCTTTGCCAATTAATGTCGCAGGATAAGTTCTAGCTACTACGGAAAGATTTCCCTCAAATTCGCCTAACAGAGTACGGAGCTTAGGGGGAGCCATAAAGAATGGTCTAGAGAACTGCTTGTGAGCCTCGCCCTTATATGCTACACGTACAAAGTTTTCCTCGTCTAGTATTCCGCGTGTTAATTCCCTTAACCATTCCTTAGTATCGCAACTATTGTAATTTGCTAAGTACCATAAGAGATAGTTCCTATCCGTGTTATCACGTCTGGCAGTAACTTCTAGTTCAAATGAGGCTAGTACTGTAGTTTTGTCCTTAACCTGACTGGAGATATCTTTCCCGAGCTGTTGGTACGCGTATATTCCCTTAGGTTTCCATTCAAGAACGTCTTTAGGTCCAATAGTTACTAGTTTCTGATTAAGTCCTGGGGGCCAAGAACCGTTCACCTTCCTATAGGCGACTGCTATGTTGATCTTCCTCTCCGTAATGATCCTCTCGTAATCAGCCTTCATCTGCTCTGTTGCTCCTGGCGAAAGTCCGCATGCTCTAGCTGACATGTGATGTTCCTTGATCCTTGGTAAGCATGCACTCATATCATATTCAACACATGGCATCCACTTATAGATATGAATTAACTCCAATGCACTTGCATCATCATACCTCATCATCATAGACTTTGCTAGTTCTAGGCCCACAACTCTATCCATACCAGCGGACTTATAGTCTTTTGCTAAGTTCTTTTCAGCGTCTGGTAATATGGATTTGAGCACCTTATACTGTACGTATGTCCTAACCTCATGCCAAGCAGCACTCACAATGTCTGCTGTTTCTCCGCGTACAGTTGCTGCCCTTGTGACTTGAAGATTAATGATTTCCATCACGGTCGAAAGTACAACCTCATTATGGGACCATGCTCTAGCCACGTAATCCATCACAGATGCAAGTCTCTCAATTGAGCCAATCATAATGTCCGCTGTTGCCTTGGTCATCACTGCCATCTTCCCGAGGAATGGTCCAATTCCTTTCCATATGGTCAAGTGCTTAAGTTTCCTGAATACGGCGGTACTAGTTTCAGATGAAGTCTTCAACATATTAGGAAAGTATTCCTCATCTTGTTCTTCCCAGACGTCCTCCAGCCTCATCTTCCTAAGGTTCTCTGCTGCGTTCATCAGGATCTTCGATTTAGTAAACAGTGCGTCATCAGCCACAGTCATGGCTCTCACTCCTTTGGTCACTGGTATCTGTGCAGATGGTAATACAAGCTTAGCGATAAACTCTGCTGTATTGTCAATCTTGTTCCAGTCGATCACATTCTCAAACCTCAGGTGCTCCCTCCATATCAGGCTTATAACCCAGTAACTCGCCTCGATGCCTGTCACAATACGATTAGCGCTCATGATATCTTGTAGTAGTAAGTCCGATGGCTCTTCTTCAGGTTCGCGCCAGTTCAACTCATCAGCTACATCCTCCCACGTCGTGTCACTGTCCCATCCTGTCGCGTCATAATCAGGCCTTAGAGTTCCGCTTATTGTTTTGCCATAAACCTTCCCGAAAAGTACAGTAGAAGTCTCAAAGATAGCCTTAGCTGTAGCCAACTTGTATGTTGGATTTTCCCAGACAGACATGTTCTCACCTACTAGAATGATAGCGGTAGAGTCCTTCCTCAACTCAGTAACGGTAGAATTTAAAATAACGAGTAGATAAATTTATATCAATGTATTTATGACTGTGTTATTGTATCTTGATAGAGTTGGGAAGAATGAATG